GTTCCACTTGCACTATCAGGGAAAAGCTCAAAAGATGCTGTTGCTGTGTCACCTGTGGTCAAAATGCCGTCCATAAAAGTTGCAGTCTCTCCAGAGGCAGCGTTGTCATATTGAAGAACAGCAGATCCCTCACCTTCAATTAGTCCACCAACAAAAGATTTGAAAGTGTCACCTTGAACAGTTGTTTCTTGGGTATCTTTGGTGATAGACATAGACCATTCTCTAGTGCCTAAAACTGGGTTGACTGAGGACCCGCCATCATCAAATTTGACTTGCCCGACATCACCTTTTACAGCAGCCATAACGATAAAAAGAAATATTTATAATTATATTAACCTTTTTTTGGTTTTTTTACAGCTTTTGTTTTTTGACTTTCCATATATCGTCTACATTTAGGATCCCAGTATTTAGGATCTCTTCTGCCTTTGACTGCTTCGATAGCGTCAAGCATTTCTTCTGTGATTTCAATCATGATGTAAGAGCCTCATATAATTCAAATGTTATTCTAATCTGTGTCTGAAACTTACCCTCTGGACTTGATTGTAATATCTCAGGCCCTACTGGTGGATCAAACCTTACATCAGAGACTGTAATTCTGTTAAATAAATCTCTGACTCTTTTGGCAATAGTGAAGTTTGCCCCTGCTCCTAATCCCTGCTTTGTGTAAATATTACAAGTAATAAGACCCACAACAAGATTTGTGGCGGTGGTGCTTGAATTAGGTGATTGCTGTGTAAGGTATTCACTTGATCCAAAGCTAGTAATACATTGAATATATTGGTCAACAGTTGAGGCATCAAAAGGGACATTGTTAAAAACTATGGGTATCGGCTGACCTGTTCTAAATTCATTTCTGATTCTTGTTTCAATGGTTGATCTTACTGTGTTTAAGTTTGTAGCTGCCATCAAATACCCCTCCTGAGTTGTCTCATTACATATTGCTCAAGTTCCTTGCCTATAAGCTCAGGAAAACCAGCAACTGTGTTTTGTCTTGTTCTGTATTGACCGCCCCATGATGGTGGTAAGTTCACACCAAAACAAACTGGCTCTGCATAAACAAGATTATTAGTCACTTCACCTTTAAATCTTTCAATTTTTGTTTGCCATGCAGCCCTAAGCTGGCCACCTCCTTTTGGTTCTCCTTCATACACTATCCTAACTGGTGTTGCTTTTTTGACTCTTTTTGTCCATTCAAGAGTGGTGGCCTGTACAAGATCAACAACAAGTTCCTCAAAAAAATCGTCAATTTGATCTACCCTAATTCTTCTGGCCATGACTACCTCAAGAAAATGTCAAAGCTGATAGCAACATTGTTTTGCTCATTTATATTTATCTGAACCACCTTATATTCAGTTCCACTTATTACCACTCGATCAAATGTTGTTGGAGTGAAGGTTATATCCCCTGCTGAAATTGTGAGTCTTTTATCTTGACTTGAAACAAGATCGGTGACTTCACTTCTTTGAACATTACTTACAACACCTTTAATACTGACGTCCGTTTTAACTTCACTCATTGAGCCAGTGGTAGGATTGTAAATTCCAGTTGTCACCCTCCTGTAAGTTATATCGCCTCCAAGTGCCTTAATTGAACTAGAAGCTGCTTTTTTAAGAGCGTTTGCAAGACTCATAATGAATAAGCAATTACTTGTCCGCTTGCAAGAGTAATACTTGTTATAACTCCACAGACTTCAGTTGAAGCTTTCATTTCAATTCCGTTTATTGTTGAAGATCCATTTTCTGTAATGTTTTCAGCAACAAAGGTCGCCTCTGAATCTTTTAAAGCATGAACCTTGCCGAATCTGCCTGTGTGGGCATTTGTATCAGTAATGATGATTGCAGCTGGATATTCGTATCCATAACCCATTTTCATGACCTCTTAATTTGTAAGTTTGCTCTTCCACCTATTCTAATGCCCATCAAGTAATGATCAACTATAGGTGGGATTCGATCAATACCAGTAGCTCCATAAAATCGAGGAGTTACATTAATATTACCAATACTTACGGCAGCAAAATCTTCTAAACCAGAAAGATCAAGTCCCCCTCTATTATTATTAAGATAAACTGCCAAAACAATTTGAGCGTGTTTAACTCGATCTGGAATTTCAGTATCTGTGTAATAATCAGCAACTAATCTGTTCGGAAAAGATAAGCCATAAAGATTTGTATAAGTGTCAGGTTTGCGAACTCCTGATCTTGGCCATTCAAGAGCTTGAGTATCACTTACACGAGCTCCCAAAAACTTCTCTCGATCAATTCTTTGTGCAGCCGTGAACAATGCACGGTTTTTATTATCGTTAGATGAGTTGTCCCATGCGGCGGTATCATCACTTAAAACTAATCCTTCAATAAAAGAATTAGCAGCGGTGAGATCTGCATAAGTGTTTGCGTTAGCTCCACCAACTGTTGCGTCAAGAGTTATCGCCATCGAGTTTTACCTTTTTAGGTTTAGGTTTAGGTTTTGGCTTTTCAAGAGTGGGAGTTAATGAAGCCACCTTTTGAGCAGCTTCATTTCTCTCTCTCATACGCCTAAAGGCATACATTCCCATTAGCTTGAAGCACCTTTAAGAGCAACAAAGTTAATGACAATAGCTTCACTCAACGAACCTGAGGAAACATTGGAAACTGTAACTGCAAATGAGCCTGAAGCAATTGCATTTGCATTTACAAGATAAGATCCAGCTGTTCCACCAGACCCGTGATTTACAACCACAACATCAGTTGCAGCAATCTTGCTATTTGTGACCGTGAAGCTTACTTCAGCAGCAGCAGCAAGAGCTGCATTGTTCATTGTGATTTGACCAGACTCTGTATTTAGAGTTACACCTGTTGATTTATTTGTGGCCTGAGTTACTGTGCCACCGCCTGTAGGTCCAACTAAAGAACCAGCAGTTACTTCAAATAAAGAAGCCATAATTAATCCTGATTAGAAACGTTAGTTGCACGAACAATACCGATGTTCTTTGTCTCATACACTTTCGACCAAGAAGCAACTGTTTCCAAAACTGTGCGATTTGGGTTTACAGTTGACACTGCGTATTTAAGACCGACTGGATGATAGATGTAGTGAAGATCCACAGCCATTGCTTCTTCTAAAGCAAGAATATCTCTATCAGTTTGTGTTCTGATTGGGGCTTGCTCTCCAGTTACAACTGCTCCTTGAGTAAAGAAGAAAGTTGAATATTCTGTTGAAGAACCAGATCCAGTCGTTGGAACATCGTCAGAGACAATAACATTTAGACCCATAAATGTATTAACAGCTGTAGGTCCATCAAAAGCTCTTACTGTACTACCGCCTGTAGCTGAGGTATCAGGAGCTCCTGTATTATCGTAAATTCTGTCAATTGCATTTCTCTCAACTAAGTCATAAAAAACTTTTGAGTGCATTGCAACTGCAGTTAATTTATCTCCTTGATCACCTAACAAAGCCTGAGCCTTTGCAACGTGTCTTGGACTCAAAGTTGTTGGAGAGTCACCTGATTCTGAATCAATTGTTAAATCAAATAGAGCAGAGTTGCTGTCGTTTGCGTTGATAGAACCAAATGCACCAGTTAAACAAGAGAATAAATCTTTTTGCTTCTGGTTGTTAACATAAGCAGCCATTTTTTGTGCAATAGCAGCCATAGGATCAGGGCCACCACCAACTGCTAAGGCAGCCAAGTCTCTGGAACTGAAAGCACGACCTCTATGAAGCACAGCAGCAATCTGGTTGTCTGCAGTAATTTTTGCTGGAGTCAATGAAGTGCTATCAGATAAAACTTCAAAGTCGCCAGATAAGTTTGCCTTGTAAAATGGAATCTTTACAAAGTCACCGCCTCTTTCTGCGGATAGATTTAATTCTGCAAGAGGTTGTACGACCCCACTTTGAAGAAAAGAATCTCTCTGAGTTGTCTCTTCGATCAAATAGGGTGTGAACACCTCTGGGATTATTAAATCACTTCTTAATGTAGCCATTAAAAACTAATAAAATATGTTCACTTCGAGGCACAACCTCTGACGCAGCACAACTACGTTAGTCTTATATTAACCGCTAACTGCATTTTTGAGCATATTATATTTATTAATATCTGTGCGATAAAGTCTTGCTTGCTCAGTTAAATTAAAAGATTCTCTTGCAAAAGGATTACTTTCTCCTGTAACAACGTCAGCCGTCACCTTAGTTGTTGTTGCTCCACCCCCTTGTGGTCTTGGATTCTTTTGCACCCATTGAGGCATATTTTGTTGAGCCCATTCTTTAACAGATGTTCTGTTATATCCGTCAACAACCACAACCGTTCCATCAGGGTCTCTTGATAATTGGTCTTTATTAAGTCTCGACAAAACATATTGTGGATCGTGAACGACATCTGCAAGTGCAGTTACAGCAGGGGCTTCGACCTCAAGTTCTCTTTGTCTTTTCTCAAGCTCTTGAATCCTTTGGTTTTTAGATTCTTCTGCTTGTCTATATTGAGCAGCAAGTTTTTCTGTTGCCTCTTCATATCTTCCTTTTGCTTCTAACTCTTCTTGTTCTTTCTTTTGCTTAAAAGCAATCAAAGCGTTTACATCTACATCTTGAGGCACAGCTTTTGCAGCTTCTTTTGCTTTTTTATAGTCATCTAAAAGTTCTGCTTTGCTTTTTCTCAATGCTTCAACTTCTGCAATCAAGGCAGCAGTATCGACAGGTGGATTTGGTTTGATTGGTTCTTCAGCCATAAAAAATCTTAATAATTATTAATATACTAACTCCACTTTACTTTGTCAGCCCAATAAGCCGCACTTGTCTTACCTTTTGCAATATTTTTTGCATGACGAGCTTTGAATGACCGTCTTTTAGCTTTATCTGCTTCTGACTCACCCTTTCTTGGGGGCTTTGTTTTGGCCCCCTGCATTCCAAATCTAATTAATTTATAGCCATCTCCCTTTTTTATAACGACGGCATGTGACTTTCCACTCTTGTGGTTTGGTGTTCGGATTGGTTTATCAACACCAGCAAAAGTATGACCGCCTTTTTTAATTGTCATTTACCTTTTTTCCTCATAGCAAGCCTGTGAGCTTCAGTGAAAGTTTTACCAGCTTGCATTGCTTTTATCATCTCATCCATGTGTGCTTTTGTGTGTCCATGAGTTGACTTATGACGCTTTAAGGCATTTTTTTGACGAGTTGTAAGTTCTTTTTTCTTCATTTTTTCCTCAATAAATCAGCATCAGCTTTCCTTGCACCTCCTTTGCCACTTACAAAACTATTAACTCTCCCCATCGCCCAAGCCGCCATTGATACATTTCTTGATCCTCCACCAAGATATGCACCCTGTCCACGACGATAAACTTTAGCAAGTTGACCGTAAGTAAACCGACTATTGTTGGCTTTCTTTTTAAGAGCTTTTTTTACGCTTTCGCTTAGTGGTTTTCTTTTTGGTTTTGCTTTTGGAGCCATCTTGAGCAATCCTTGATTTTTGTACAGCGTCAATATCAATATACTCTCCTCGCTTATAAGCTGCTGCGGTTCTTTTAATTTCAGCAGCCTTTGCAGCTTTATTTTTGGCCCCACTAAGATATTTCTTAGCAACGCCAGTTTTTTTATCTTTTGGAACTTTCTTAAAGCGTCTAGTCACTTTTTTTCTTTGATTTTTTGGCTTTTGGCTTTACCTCACAGTTTTCTGCTTTAAGCTTTGGTTCATCGTAAGTTTGAACCTTAAATGTATATCCCATTATTTTTTGCCTCCTTTCTTTTTCTTTTTGGTTCCTTTTGGTTTCATTGATCCGTAATGTGAAGGCATAATTTTAAATCCAACTAAATATATATTATCTCTTTTTGCGTTTCTTGGCTGATTTAGATTTACCAGCAGAACTCAAAGCTATTGCAACAGCCTGTGATCTTGATTTGCCTTCTTTCATAAGCATTCTAATATTGCCAGTTATTGTTTTTTGTGATTTCCCTTTTTTAATTGGCATTTGGATATTTATCGGCCAGTTCTTTTAATGATAACTCCGATCCATCTTCACGGATAATTTTTTTTAATGCATTTGTTGCATTCAACTGTTTCTTTCCTCTTTTTGGACTCATCAAGAAATTAAAATATCGTTTCTTTTTTCCCAAAACTTCATCTTGAATACTTGGATTATCTTTAAGCCAATTTGCATAATTAGTATTTTGAGGAACACGGCCAGTAGCACTCGGTCTTGTTTCCAAAGCTGAAGGAGGAAAGTCGAAATCCTCTATAATTGGAACAGTCGTGGATCTGCAATTAAAATGTTGAGGTGGAACTGGGCCTTTTTCATAATTAAATATTTGTCCATCTAACCTTTGGCAAATTGAACTTGTCCTTGCATCAAGCGTTGCTACATATTGATATTTACCAGTTACTTTTTTATTTGCCGCATAAACTGCTTGACTTGCTGCATTTTGCACTTGGTTTACACTTGTTCTTACAACCGTTTGTATTTGTTTGTTAGACAAAAGCATACCTTCGGAGTTTTTCAAAGCAGAATTTAAAGCAATTGCATTTTGAGGTTTGCTTGCAAAACTTAAATTTGGACCTTTTAACCTTCTAACTATTTGTGGCAATGATTCTCCTTCCAAAACGCCAAGCCTGATTGCTTTTGAAAGCCTTGACCCTGAATCTTCAGCGATTCCTCTAAATGCTTTTTGCACCGTTTTTCCGTTTGGTAAAGATATATCCGATCCTCTTTTGGCAGTTAAAGCAAATTGTGAAGCTCTAAAAACGCCATCTTCTCCACGCAAGCGAATAGTTAAAGCTGTAGGATCTTTTGTTACAACCGATTTTGCAAAGTCAGGAGACACAGCAACGGTATTTACCTGAAACTCACCCTTTGGAAGAACTCGCTTTAATTGGTCCTCAACAAATCCAACTTGAAACTCTGCCAAACCTTGCAACTCAGCAATCATATATGCAGCACTTTCATTTTCCCATCCTTTTAAACTTTCGACCATTTGGGCCAAAATTGATCGAAGCCTTGCAGTTGTTGCTGGGCTGTTGCCTTCGAGGTCTCTTATCTGTCTAAGTACATCGAGAATAACCTCATTAAATTGGCTGGCAACTTGAAATTGCACCTTGTTGCTATATCTGTTGAGATCTATAGCTTCTCTGTAAAAAGCCTCTGGAACTGCCATTTATTAAGCTGCTTCACTTTCTTGGTTCATTTCAATTAATCCACCTGACTGCGTTTTTTCTAATTCTTCTTCAATATCAAAATCGTCGCCGAGAACTTCTCCGCTTGCAAGTTGTTCAAGTAGTTTTTCTTGACTGATACCATTTGCTGCAAATATTTTGAGAAGGCTGTCAATTTCTGCTGGCTCAAGCCTTGCGGTTACAAAATCTCTATTAACAAAAGAACTCCCCGCGTTAGGTTCATTCAAATATTCGCTGTGAAATTTTAAGCAATTATCAATCAAATCTTGCATCTGTTGAGCAATAACCATCATAGTTGAGTCGTTTTGAGATCTGTCGATCCGCTTGGCTTCGGCAGTTTCTCCAACCAATTTTTGACCAAGCACGGCTGCCAAAGATAAAGTATTTATTTGATCTTTGATATCTCCAAGCCTTTTGAACTGGCTGTCATAACTGTCGCCAGAGGGTGATACATATTCAAGTCTTGATTCTGGTGGTAACGACAAAGCTTCGTTAGGTCCAGTTGTTATTTCATCAGCATTTGGATAACCAAAAACTGCAAGTAATGGAACGGAACTTATATGCAGAATATTATCGAGGTCACTTTGTATTTGGTAATGCTTAAGATTAAGCTCAGCAATATCATAAAGAGGGCTGCGTGATTCGTAATATCCAACTCGGTTTGAATAAGCAACTGCAAAAGGGATCTTATCTTTAATACTCATTTCGCCTTCATCAACTAATTTATAATCGCCTTTTTTATCTTTGCGATGTATTTCATATCGACCAAGCTCAAGAACTCGGATTTGTTTCACCAACTTTTCACCATATTTGCCATCATTTTCAATAACTTGCTCCATCAATCTCAGTTGAGTCAGTTGCCTTGTACCTTCAACAATTTCTGTCCGCCAGCCAAGAATATCTCTTGGTGTGTAGGTCACCCAATAAGGTCTTGCCTTTTCTCCTTCTTTTGGTGCATCAACAAGAACACCAACATGTCCAAACGATATTGCAGTTCTTGCAGTTTGATATAGCCAAACATTAAGATCGTTGCCTTCAAGGTCAACATCAAAAAGTTGCTCCCGAACAAGGTCTGATACATCGTCTAATCGGACAGGCTTTCGCACCAACATTCCCGATAGCATTTTTTCTATCCTTTGCAAATAAGGAACAACTGTTGATCTTGCAAGCCTCGTATCGTATGCGTCGTCAGTTTCTCTTGGTTCTTGTTGTAAGTATTTTCTATGTTCGCTGCGTATTTTATATGTTCCTTCCTTCAAATCTTCAATTAATGACCAGAAATTTGCCATCCTTTGATATGCAGCATTAGGAGAGGCAACCGTTGTAGGAGCTAAAGTTACAGGCTGGTTGTAAATATTTAAAGAGCTATACACGGTTTTTCCTCATAATATCATTACTTTTAATATATTCTAATACCAGTTCGTCGACCTGCCCTTGCATGAATAATTGAAAATTCTCTAAACACAAGATAACCTAAAGCATCGTTGAGGTGGTCATATCCATTCTGCTTATCTGGATCTCCACTTTTTTCATCATAACTTTGCAATTCTAAACATTCAATTAAGCGTCTGCAACTGGCATGAATCGCCAAACGCACCCATCCTTTGCTGTTTTCCAAGAGTGCTTGTAAGGTTTGAACTCTATCTTTGATCGGTGGATTGCTGCGTAACGCCATGCTTGAGAAACCGTAGCCTTCGAGAATTGCAATATCTGTTTTTGAAGCGTTGATCGTTGATCTGGCAGCACCACTTGCATCTGGGTAAACTAATATTCTGTTCGTAGGATACCTTCTTTTAATTTCTTGAGCCAGTGCATCTGTATCGTTTTGTTTTATTATTTCATCTATTACAATTAATTTCTCACCGTCTTTTACAGCAACGACGGCGTTACAATTCATCACGTTGAAATCGATCCCTATCAAGAGGGTCTCCATCTTTATATCGAAAGGAATATTATTAATTAAATGCTTGTTTCGATCAAATCTGGAATAGACAGCTCCTGTGGTTAGGTTGGTAAAATTTCCATTGAGATAAGCTTGTATTAATTGCGGTGGATAATTTTCTAATAAACTGTCTATAAATCCTTCTGGCAAATAAGGATTGTCACTTGTCTTTGCTTTTATTAATCTTGTATCTTCCTTTGCATTTTTTTCAAAAGTCTCAAAAGCCCAAGCATGACCTTCGGGAGTTGTTGTTGCATAAAACTGTTGAATATTGCCTGACCTTAATCTTGCAAGAGCCATGTTCATCGCTTGCTCTGCGTCTCTTTTATTTACGGTATCGGCCTCATCAAATCCAACCGCACAAAGGTTCTGTCCTCTCAATCTTTGATAAGTCAGAATGGTTCTCAGTAGGATCGTATGAGTTCCTTCTTCAAAAGTAAGTTGATATTCAGGCAAAGGCGAAGCTCTAAAAGTATAAGGTATCTCCCACTCCTCAAGAAGCTCGTTCATAGTTCGCATCAAAATATCTCTGAGCATCGGGCTTGTTGGTTCAAATATGGCAGATATATGACCAACATTCATGCAAGCAAGAATAATACTTTTAGAAACTAAAGCATAAGTTTTGCCAGCACCGAAGCCACAAACGAGAGCAAGTTTGCGATGACTTGTATCATCACAAAAAGATGCTTGATGCGGAAGCAGCTTACTTTTTATTTTTTTTATTACATCTTTTGATGAGGGAATATAACTGAAGCCTTCTTCAAATAAAACATGGCCTTGCGAGACGGTTTCTAAAAGACTCATGAGACTAAATGTGCAAGTTTTGCTGCAGTATTTATCGCTCCAAGTGCAATATTAAATTGACCAGCCCTTCTTGCTTCCATTTGTAAGGTGCTGCATTGAGCTAAAAGTTCCGCAATCATCTGGGGTCGTTCCATATCCCAATCCTTCTTCAATTCGCTTCTAGCTATCTGTAAATACTTTGCAACGCTTCTTTCTCCCACCCCCCAATTTTCGGAAGCATAACGAACGCAATCAGAGCGACGACCACCGTTAGCAATTATCCGAGCAAGCCTTTGAGCCCTGACAATTGTCTCTGCTTGTGTTCCTTTTTTCCCCATAAAATAAAGTTCTTAGTTAAATACTACACGCTCTGCTTTATTTCCAGTGAAATTCTCCCATCTTTTAATTATTACATCGCAGTATTTTGGATCAAGTTCAACAAGGCGAGCTTGTCTTTGTATTCTTTCTGCAGCGATCAAAGTTGTGCCTGAGCCACCAAAGGTATCAAGTATTAAGTCGTTTGGTTTTGTTGAATTGGTCATTTGATACTGAAACAGATCCACTGGCTTCATAGTTGGATGTTCTTTGTTTCGATTTGGTTTATCAAAATTAAGAACCGTAGTTTGCTTACGATCTGCATTCCAAAAGTGAGAAGCACCTTTTTTCCATCCATAAAGGCAGGGCTCATGTTGCCAATGATAATCTTGGCGACCCATAACCATTGCTGATTTTACCCAAATCAGACATTGCCTTATCTGCAAGTTGGCATCTTTTGCCGCTCCTCTGAAGTTATAACCTTCTGAGTCTGCATGCCAGATATAAAAGGAAGCACCGTCATTAAGGTAATGAGAAGCAACCGCATAAGCCGAAGCCAAAAATTGTCTAAATTCTTCATCCGCAAATTGATCGTTTTGTATTTTTAATTTATCTGCAGTTTTTCCCTCGTAATTCACATTGTAGGGAGGATCAGTTAACCAAAGGTCTGCCAGTTCGTTTTCCATCAAAGACTGAAGTTGGTTTTGATCAGTTGAGTCTCCGCACAATAATTTATGGTTTCCAAGTTTCCAAACCTCTCCAAAGTTTACCGTTGCTTCTTCAGGCGTTTCAGGAACTTCATCTGGATCTGTTAGTCCTTCGGATGGAATAATATCTGGCTCGCCAAGTATTTCTGCAAGGTCTTCTTTTGTAAAGAATGGATCTATATCATGGTCCTCTGAAAGTTGATGCAACATTTCTTTATCCCACTCTGATAAATCTGAAGTTCTGTTGTCAGCTAAAGCAAGACCAACCTTCTGATCTTCTGATAATCCTTTTCTTTTTACAGCAATAATTTCATCGCCTTCAGTTTCGATTACTCTAACGTTTTTTATACCAGCTGCTCTTGCCCCAGCAATTGTTCCGTTGCCAGCAAGGATTCGATTCTCTTCATCGATAACTATAGAACGGCCAGCTCCATATCTTTGAAGAGACTCTTTTATTAAAGCAG